CTCGCTGACCCGACCGCGTTCGACTTCGCCCTCTTCGGCGTTGTTCCGTCCCTTGCCGGCGTTGCTGTCACCCCCGCCACCGCTCTTCGTGTTCCGGCCGTCCGCGCGGCCGTACAGGCCATTGCCGAGGCTTGCGGGCAGTTACCCTGCCGCGTCATCGAAACGGCCGCCAGCGGCCAACGTCAGCCCGCCGAAGGCCATCCTCTCGACCGACTGCTGAACGGCGCGGCCAACGCCTGGACGCCCGGCCCGGCATTCCGCGAACAGCTTGTTCGTGACGCCATCGTCCACGGCAACGCCTTCGCCTGGATCGTCCGGGACGGGGCGGGCTCCATCCGTGAGCTGATCCGCCTTCGCCCCGGCGACGTGACGGCCGACGAAGACCCCACGGATGTTCTTGGCCCGCCCATCTACCGCCTGCGAGGCAACCTCGTGGATGGCGGCAACCTGATCCACCTCCGGTGCCCACTTGGCCCGACCGGGGCGAGCGGCGTCAGCCCGCTTCACGATGCCCGCGAGGCGATCGGCCTTGCCATCGCCCTTGAGCAGCACGCCGCCCGCCTGTTCGCCAACGGAGGCCGTCCCGCCGGCATCCTCAGCTTCCCGCAGCGGCTCGGCGCCGAGGTCGCCAAACGCATCAAAGCAAGCTGGCAGGCTGCGACCTCGGGCGGCAACAGCGGCGGCACCGCGGTCCTGGAGGAAGGCGGCACCTTCACGCCGCTGGCGTTCACCTCCGTTGACGCACAGTTCGCCGAGATGCGCGCCTTCCAAGTCATTGAGATTGCGCGCGCTTTCCGGGTTTCTCCGACGTTGATGCAGGATTACGGCCGGGCGACGTGGGCCAACTCCACGGAGATGAGCCGGCAGTTCGTGGATTACACGCTTCAGCCGTGGTTGCTGAAGATCGAAGGCGAATTCGCGCTGAAGCTCCTCACCGATGACGAGCGCCACCGCCTCGCCCTTGAACACGACACCGACGCGCTGACCAACGCCGACCCGTTGCGCCGCGCTCAGATCGCGCAAGCCTTCCGCTCGGCTGGTGTCGCGACCGCGAACGAGCTTCGCCGCCCGGAAAATCTGCCCCCGCGGACGGACGGCGACACGCTCGCCAGCCCCTTCACCTCGGCCGGCAAGGCCGCCCCCGATCAATCGACCACCACCCCGAACCCCAAGGACGCCGCCAATGGCTGACGCCGCCGCGCACCGCCAGTTCTTCGGCGACGCTGAACGCACCTTCCGCCTGACCCCGGAGCTGATCGCCGAGCTTGAACGCAAGACCGCCACCGGCATCGGCGCCCTCAGCCGCCGCCTGTTCGCGGGCGACTTCAAGCACGCCGAGCTTCTGGAAATCATCCGCCTCGCGCTGATCGGTGGCGGCACCAAGCCCGAGGAAGCCGCGGCGCTGATTGCCGCCTATGCGGTGCCGCGCCCGCTGATGGACGCCTACGCGCTCGCCGTGGCCGTGGTCGAAGTCCTGATGTTCGGGCGCATCCAATCGAATGCAGACAACACTTAAAGCCGGCGCCCCATGCAAACGATTGGACGAAGCATGACCCGCACCGCCGAACACCTCGACCTCGACGTCAGGTTCGCCCCGCCGGCCGAAGACGGCACGATTGAAGGCGTCGCCTGCCGCTGGGACGTCGTGGACGCCTACGGCACCACGTTCGACCGCCGCGCCTTCCGGTGGGACGGCAAGCGTCTGCCGCTGCTCTGGAGCCACGACGCCCGCGAGGTGGTCGGCTCCGTCCGTGCCGTTGCCGTCGAAGCTGATGGCCTGAAGATCAAGGGGCAGCTCAACCTCGAAGTCGCCCGCGCTCGTGAAGTCCGCGCGATGCTGCTTGCCGGCGACGTCGGGGGCCTCAGCATCGGCTTCCGCCGCCTCAAGGACGAAGCCCGCGCCAACGGCATCCGCTGCATCACCCGCGCCGACCTCAAAGAGGTGTCGTTCGTCGCGTTCCCGGCCGTCCCCGGTTCCGCCGTCACCTCCATCCGCACCGTCGCCGATCTTTCCGCCTTCACCCGCGCCGTTCAGGGCGCCGTCACCGCCTTGAAAGGGGCTTCCACATGACCAAGCACGTCAAGCTCGAAACGCGCTCCGAACCGATCGAGGTTCGCGACGACGATCCTTTGGCCGCTGCCACTCAGGCCGTCGAAGACCTCCGCACGTCCGTCACCGACTATCAGACCCGTGCGGAGCAGCGGCTTGCGGCCGTCGACACGCTGGCCACCCGGCTTGCCGCCGTCGAAACCCGGCTCAACCGTCCGGCCGTCCACACAGAGCAGCGCAATGAACCGAGCCTTGAACAGCGAGCGTTCAACTCGTTCGTGCGCTTCGGCGTTGAGCGCATGCCGGCGGATGAAGTCCGCGAGCTGAAGGTCGCCAACGACACCGCGGGCGGCTATCTGGTCCCGCAGCAGTTTTTGACCGAGCTGGACCGCAACCTCGTGCTGTTCAGCCCGATCCGTTCGGTTGCCCGCATCGCCAATGCCAGCGTCGGCGAGGTGCTGTTGCCCAAGCGCACCGGCACGCTGAACGCCTCGTGGATCGAAGAGGGCGGGCCGTCGCCGGCAACCCAGCCGACCTACGGCCAGCAGAAGTTCACGATCTTTGAACTCGCCTGCCACGTCGACGTCAGCAATCGCCTGCTGGAGGATGCCGCTTTCAACCTCGAAAGCGAGCTGGCCTTCGACCTCGCCGAGGAATTCGGCCGGGCGGAGTCCGCCGCGTTCATCAACGGCGACGGCACCGGCAAGCCGAAGGGCATCCTGTCGGAAACCGGCATCGAGACCCTGTCGACCTCCGGCGGCGCCATCACCGCCGACCACCTGATTGACACCTACCACGCTCTCCCGAGCGCCTACGCCCGCAATGGCTCGTGGGCGATGAACCGCCGCACCATCGGCGCCGTCCGCAAGCTCAAGAGCGCGGCGGGCGATTATCTCTGGCAGGACTCGCTGTCGGCCGGCAACCCGCCGACCATCCTTGGCCGCCCGGTGCTCGAATTCCCGGACCTTCCCGACTTCGACGCGGCCGAGCCGGACGTCGCGATCATCTTCGGCGACTTTAAGTCGGGCTTCCGCCTGTTCGACCGCGTCAACCTGTCGGTTCTCCGCGACCCCTACAGCGTGCAGGTCAACGGCCTGGTCCGCTTCCACGCCCGGCGCCGCGTCGGCGGCAGTGTCACGCGGCCGGAGGCGTTCAAGTTCCTCTCCGGCACCTCCACGCCCTGACCCTGACAACCGGCGGCAGCTCATCGCTGCCGCCGTCCGCCACCCCACGCACGAAAGGCAGTCGCCGTGACGATCAACACCAATGCCAAGAGCCGGCTTTTCATCGGCGCCGCGAACAACACCATCTCGACCCTCGCCGAATTCGAGGCCGAGACCTGGACCGAAATCAAGGAGGTCGAAGACCTCGGCGAGTTCGGCGTCGAAGGCTCCGAACAGAAGTTCCTGTCGCTCGCTGACGGCTACGTCCGCAAGCTCAAGGGCTCGCTGGACGCCGGCACCCTCGACGTCATCGTTGGGCGTGACCCGGCCGACCCCGGCCAGAACCAAGCGCGTGCCGCAGCCGAGAGCTGGTTCAAGTTCCCGTTCAAGGTCATCCTGAACGACCGGCCGACCCCGACCGGCGAGGATACCGTCTATTACTTCCGCGCCGTGGTCACGTCCGCGAAGTCGAAGTACGGCACCGCCGATGACATCGTCCGGACCACCATCAAGCTGTCGATTGACGGCCACATCCTCGAAATTCCGGCGGCTCCCGCGGTCACCTTCGCGCCGCCGGCCGGGGCGCTGCCGGCCGCGACGAGCGGCACCGCCTACACCACCACCGTCGTCGCCTCCGGCGGCATCGGCACGGCCGCCTATGCCGTCACCGCCGGCACGCTGCCGGCTGGCCTGACGCTGAACGCGGCCACCGGTGAAATCTCCGGCACCCCGACCGCCGCCGGCACCTCCAACTTCACCGTCACTGCGACCTATACCGGCGCGGGCAGCGCGTCGGCTGCCTACAGCCTCACCGTGGCGTGACCCATGGCGAAGCTGGTTGGTGACATCATCATCACCCTGGCGGGCGAGGCGATCACGCTTCGCCCGTCGCTTCGCCATGCCCTTCGTCTCGTTCAGCGTCCCGGCGGCTTCAAGAAGCTGGCCGAAGACGTGGTCGACGGCAGCCTGTCGGCAGCGTGCGAACTGATCAGCGACCATTGCTCGCACCCGATGCTGATCAGCCGCGTCTTCGACGCCGGGCTCGACAACCTCCGTGAGCCGCTGCTTGCCTACATTGCCGCGTGCGCTGGTATCGATCCCGAGGACGCCCCCGCCCGCCGCGAAAGGGCCAAGGAGACGGGCAAGCCGCTGCCGTCCGTCCCGTTCGCCGATCACCTCGCCAACCTCTACCGCATCGGCACCGGGTGGCTG